AATGGCATCGAGGATGAAAAACAAGAATCAGTGTCGATATATGCAACATAATCCTTTTCAGTATTTAATTCTTTATTATACTTATAATTAATTGTTTTTTGAGAAAACTTTATTAACTCTTGCCCCGTCAAAGTTGTAGCTTCTGAATTATCAATATCATAAAATCTAAAAATGGGCAATCCAAAAACTCCATAAACTGTATTCAGTAAAATCTTTTGGATATGCTGCCTTCGATAAAAATAATCAGCTTTTTCGAGATCACCCCCCCTTCTATATGAATCAAATAAGTTTTTAAATTCCTTTCGCTCATCAATCCATTTTTCTAAAATAGCGGGAATAAGTCCTTTTTTATCACTTTTATAAAGAACCCCATTTGTTGCAATCGAAATTTTATTATTTGCTAATATGTCACTCACTTCAGAAGAGGTTAACTTATCGGTATGCCCATCTTTATCAATAAATGTATAATTTTTATCTACTCCCTTTAACGCCGCCTTCACGTCCCAATCTATTATTTTTCCGACCTTAGTTTCGGGTGAAATATTTAATGATATGATTATAGAAGGGTACATAGAAGTTACATCTAAATCAAATACCCAATTGTGCTTGCCCACTTGAGGTGTTTTTACGTATGCCCCAGCATATTGATTTCGACGTTCATTAATTGCATAAAATATTTTATTAGGAGCTATCACATTTAACTCTTTCATATAGACTAACATAGCTCCCTCAATATACCTACTAGAATAAAAAACATCTTCATATGATATGTGGCCCAGATGTGCTATACCTCTTACTAAAGTTATGAGATCTAACTTTTTATCTAAATCAACTACTATTTTAACATCTTGTAGATTATATCGAACAAATTTTTCAATATCATTCAAATATAAATCATTTAAACTCCCATCATATTCTACTTTTTTACTTTCTATTTCTATTTGACCTATATAATCTAATCTATATGAAGGTTGTTGTTTAAATGTAAAGTTTTTATATAACGCCAAATAATCAAGTACAGAAACTCCCGCTATTTTATATTTCTTTTTATTCTTATTATACGTTACAATATTAATAGGAGATAATAACGTAGCTATATCATGCCCCAAAACAATAGTTGTTCTATTAAATAAATATGGAATATCAAACCCATCAACATGCCACCCTGTTATGATTGTGGGGGAAATTTTTAAATATTTTCGAAAAAAAGCTTGCAATAATTCTATTTCACTATCAAATCCCAAAACTGTAACATTATCATATTTATTAGATTTAATTTTATCTGATAAAACCAGAGCATAATATTGTTCATCGGTACTATCATAAAATGCAATTGAGATAATCTCACTTGTAGTTTTTTCTGGGCTGGGGAATCCGGATGAAGAATCTACTTCTATATCTATACACATAATTTTATGATTAGTAGATATTTCATTTGTCGTACCATATTTATCTATCAAAAATTTAGTATCTAACGGAATGTCACTTTCAAAAACTTTATTTTTTTCTAAATCTTCTTTAGTCCAAAAAGTTACCCTCTTCAACTTATCTCCATAAAGAGATCTATAAGTGCCTGAGGGATCCTTTATATAAGCATACCTTTTATATGTAAGTTTTTGATATCCCACTTTGTCATCCCACAAATGAATTGTAGAATACTTTGAATTCTTATTAAATTGACAATAAATATTTTGATACATAACTCTATAATTTAATATATTTTTTGCATAAAACCAACACTTATTTAAAAACTTCGAACTCTACGTCGCAAGTATCTCCATCGCAGAACTTATCTATAATTGCTTCATTACCTTTTACTTGTCTAAAACTCAGTCTCCCCAAACTATCAACCCGTTTTTTATATGTTTTTTCATCAATTTGCTCATACGGCATTTGTTTATAAGCCCCAACATCATGTCTCGGTAAAAAAGAAATATCTTTCAATTGATATTGAAAATAATTTAACGCATTAACTATATTATCACCTTCCGTTTTGGGATCAAATGTTACAGTACAGCTTACCGCATTATCTGCCCAATACTTTTGTAAAAACGCCGCAAGTGATAATTGTTCCCACATAGAAACCTCTTTTAATGTTCGTACCCCCTTTCCAACATCAACTGGAACTTCGACCACAACAGTAGAATCTTCGGAGCCAAATGTTGGTTCTATTTTATATCCTGCTCTTTCAAGAGGCTCAATAAGAGGAGAATATTTAGATAGTCTAATTCTTCTTATATAAAATCTACTTTCTGGATAATGAACTCCTGGAGTTGCGCCCGCTAAAAGTGAAACTGTTCCCGACGGTTTAATACTTGAAAGGCGAATACTTCTAGGAACTGCAAGCCAATCAGAATATACTTCATCCCATTTTCTTAATTCCTCATACCCATCATTGCACCAACGTCTTAACTCTTCTAACCCCCTATTAGCAATGACCTGCGCAATCCCGCTCATTGACGTTCCAATTCTACGATTTCTTAACATTACTCTATTAGTATCAGACCAATGAGTTTTACCCAAAGTTACCGTTTTTGCATACAAATATGCATATTTTAAAGTTCTCAGATAATCGTTTAACGTATCATGATTATTTGGAAACGTTTCAACAAGACAACAAAGTTCATAAGATTCGAGTACTTGCTCACCGCAGGGATTAAATCCCATAGCTCTATGATCTACGCCATCTCTGCCATTTACCATTCTACCATAATTTTTTGCATTTTCCATCCAAGCAAATCCCGGCTCGCCATTATCATTAATTCTTTTAGCTATATCTTCATAATCCATTCCAACTTCTGCAAAAACAGAATTATTTGAAGTCCAACCATAACTTTCTCGATGTTTGTTTATTTCATAATTTTTTAAGTTTATATACTCATCATCATTTGGATCACCAAATACAATTTCTGCCGTTCGTCTTACATTACCACTAACCACACACTTGCCGAGAATATTCATTATATCTACAATTGTTGTAACTGAAATTGGCTTACCAACATCTTGTTCTAAAGTCTGTCTTATACCCTCATGTGCATCTTCTAATGGTTCTGGGCCGCTTGAGATTCCCCCAAATGTTTTTATTGGCTCTCCCGCCAGTCTAATCTTAGAGTAATCAAATTTAATTTTTTGTGTTCCTAAAAAATAACTTTCTAAAAGTAATTTTATACTTTCAATCCACCCGTGTCTAGTATCTGGAATTATATATGTTTCAACTGTTCGATTTAAATTGGGACCTTTTACTTCCATTTGTCCCGCGCCCTTTGTATCAAAGCCGACACCCACTCCTAACATTGATGCATCCATTAAAAAACAGAATGGTTTTGACAAATCATCTTTAAGATTGGAAGTTGATACAAATGCACAATTATTAAGTGCTGCATATAATTTCTTATCTTCTGTAATTGTCGTACCCATAGCCCAGAGGCCGCGACCCGGAGGTAAAAATTTCATATTGAAAATTCTATTATACATTTCTTGTGCACTTCGTTGAGCTTGCCAGGGATTCCAGCCCAACTGGTGAGAATCTATCCAATTTTTCTGCATTGAATACGTTCCTTCTACAACCCTGCGAACTGTTTCCCACCATTGCTCATTCTTTCCATTCTCTTTTATACGAGAATAAGTTCTCATATAAACTAATTCACCTAAACCATTAAAACCAAAAGGTGGTTTTTTTCTTTTGTATTTATTAATAAAATTATCTGAAAGTTTAAAATTAGTATCACTCATTATGTATCTCCATCATTTATCAAATCATCATATTTTGATTGCAATAATTGTTTTGTTATTTTACTTCTATTGTCAATTTTTTCTTGTTGTTCCTTACCCCCAATAGAATCAGAATCGTAAATTTCAATATAACCTGTATTTGTATTAATTTTTGCAGGATAAGTCATCCCATCGGGCCCAAATCTATTTTTAATTATATGAAATCTCCCCGTGTTTGCTATCTTATCTTCTATTTTTCTAGATAAAGACATAACAAAATCAGCAGTCATAATCTTTATATAACTTTCAGAAATCTTCTGAGCTTCGATTACATCTTCATCTAAAGAGCTTCGATTTGCTTGGCTGGCAGTCCAAACCGGGATTTCTAACTCTCCAGCTAGCCCTCTTAAATCTTCATAAATATTTCCTAATTGATGTCTTATTTCTCTAGCCGTTTGAGCATCTCTCATTACATCTGCATAATCTACAATGACTAAATCTACGTGACCCTCTAACATTTTTGTTCTAACTAAATGGGATGCTAATGAATGAACAGACGCAGTTTTAGTTGGAAAATATTTAATAATTAATTTACCCGAAAGAGTAGTCATTTTCTTTTCTATATCCGCTTTATGATATTTCAAATTTTGTACCGGTATACCAGAAAAAATACTATCATACCTCAGCCCAACATATGCTTCATTTAATTCAAGAGTATAATGAACAACAGTTTTACCGCTTTTAACAGCTGCTGCTCCTATACTAGCTAAACTCCACGATTTTCCAACACCGCTCGGTGCAACAATTACACCTAACTCTCCCGCTGCTAGTCCGCCCTGGACAAGTTCATTTATAATATCCCACGAAGTAGAAACTGTATCGCGGGACATTTCTTGATATCTAATATCAACCATGTCTATATATTTATGTCCAATATTTCGCTCTACACCCGCTCTCATTGCATCATCAATTATCTGTTTAATTTTATCAAAGTCGCCGTCACTTTCTAAAACATCAACAGATTGAATAATTGCTTTTTTTAAAATTTGATTTTTGAAAAAATCTAAAGTTTTATCTTGAACAAAATCTAAATCTGGAGCTTCTAGATGTTGATAAACTTCTCTTAGGGATTCAATAACGGACGTCTTCAATACATCATTTTGAATATCACCCGTTTTTATTTTAAAAACATCTAAAGTAATTGGTTTGCTGTATTTAGAAAAATATCTCTTACATTGCCCCACTATCCACTTTAAAGCTTCACTATCATAATGATTTTCATCTAATATATCATAAACCTGTTCAATAAAATTGGAACGAGTTAAAAAACAAACTATACTCTTAATTTGAAAACTGTGGCCAAATTGAGCTAATTTATTTATTGCCATTCTGTAACCCTCTAAATCTATCTAATCGTATAAATTCAACAATCCAAGAGTCCATATCTGGAATATGACTCCATAATTTATCTTGAATAAACATAGTTAAAAATTTATATTTTACTAGTTGGGACATTTTCTTTTCGACCGCCTCTTGAATGTATAATTTTTTATGATTACTTATATCAACATTTTGAAGTTGCATTAATAAATAGTTTCGTTTTAGCAAAACAAAATTTTCTCTTATATGTTTTATTAACTTTATTTTACTTTTTGAACTATTAGCAAAAGCCAATAATTCTTTAATATCAAAAGATTCAGCAGTAGTTATAGGTTCAATAAATTTTTTAATTGTTTTTAATCCGGCGCCCCTTATACCCGGAATATTATCTGATTTATCACCCTCTAAAATTTTATAAGTTAAAAAATTATGTGGTGGAATCCCAAATTCTTCTAATACATTATTTACTTTATATTCTTTTTTCTTTGCGGGGCTCCAAACTGTTACTCTATCATCTATTAATTGATAAAAATCTCTATCTGAACTCGCTATTATAGTTTGAGAATTTACTAAATAGTTTGATACAATATATGCTATTATATCATCTGCTTCCAATCCGTCAATTGATATTAATGTTAAAGGTAATTGTTCAAGATAATTAACAAGACGACTTAGCTGCATTTTAATTGCTTTATCTTCTGTCTGCGCTGTAGTCGCTAGAGTAGCGTTCCTATTAAACCGATGGCGAACTTTTCTTTTATTTTTATAATGGGGGTATATCTTTCTTCTATTTTTAGCACTACCCTTGCCGTCAAAAACAATAATACATCTGGTTGGTTTTATACTCGCAAGGGTAAACCTTAGAGATTTTAAAAAACCAATTATACCTCCGATGTGGATACCATCATCATTAACGGCAGGGCTAGCACTAAAAGCTCTAATAAAATAATTTAACCCATCAATAATTAAAACGCGACTATTAACATTTAATGTACTGGTCGCAGAACTTAAATCGTCCTGCTGTATTTGTTTTAAAATTGATAAATATTTTTCATTCTTTTCTTGGTCAGACATCATCTATAATTTCATCTGTTTCTATAACATCGTCTATACCCAAAGTATCAGTCTGATATTTAAGAATTGTTTTGCTACAGATGAGATCATAAACATGATTTCTCAAATCATCATCTTCTTTTAGTTTATCACCCCAAGTAGAAGATTGAAACTTTATTTCTTTTTCATTCTGATCAAGTAAGGTATACCACGCCCCACCTCGCTTTACTAATTTATATTCTGATAGTACTTTTAACCAACTACCATAATCATCAATTCCCCTATCAAAATACATTGAAAACTCAGCAATTCTCAATGGTGGTCCTAATCGATTTTTAGTAACTTGAGCTTTGATTTTAATACCGATAGTTTTACCTTTTGAATCTTTAATCTGACCTGCATTTTTTAAACGAATACGGGTCGATGAATGAAAACCAATAGCCTTTCCTCCAGATGTAGTATATGGATCTCCAAACATTACTCCCAATTTCATTCTTAACTGATTCGTAAAAATTAAAGCAACCCGTTGTCTCGCAATCATTTGAGTAAGCTTTCTCATTGCTTTAGAAATAATAATTGCCTTAGCAGTTGCCCAGCCATCTTTATCAAAATCAGCATCCATTTCAATTTTAGTAGATGCTGCCGCTACTGAATCAACTAAAATAGTAACTAATCGATCTCGATCAGATTCACGAATTTTAGTAACTATATTTTCTATCGCCTCAAAAATTTCTTCAACAGTTTCAAGTTGAACATAAATCATTTGAGAAATATCAATACCCAGAGCTTCTAAAAACTCACGAGAGACTGAAGATTCAGTATCAATATACACTGCAATCCCACCCCGACGTTGAGTATTAGCTAATACATGAGCTCCTAAAAGACTCTTTCCGGTGCTTTCTAGACCAGTTATTTCAGAAATTTTACCCGCTGCAAATCCCCCATGCGATCTATTTGAAATCGCAATGTCTAGCACTGATGATCCAGTTGAAATCCAGTCAACAACATCTGTAGGTGAAGTTGCAGAGTCTCCTAAAAAATATGCTGTTTGCTGGTGCTTGAACTGTTTATTTAATTCATCGGCAATGATTTCAGTAAGTTCATCCCGTCCCATGACGTTCCTCCAATAGTAAATTTATTTTTTATATTTAAATTAAGACTCAAATAATTTATCAAAAGCATCTTCAATATCTGAAACTGAGTCTACTGGAGATTTGGGAGTTGGGGAATCAGAACTTGAATCAGCAGTGGCAGATTCATTACTAGATTCCGCATCGGGATATAAATAGCCCTTCAAAAGATCTTTTAATTCATCATAAGTGGGTTCAGAATAAAGCTCAACGATGTCCACCTGACTATTGAAAATATTCTCAAGAAGTTCCTTATCATCAGTAACTGGTGATTGATTGGGCTTAACACGAATAGCTGTTTTACCATACTGATTTCCAGCCTCTGCTGGAGTTTGACGTTCAACAACTATGTCTCGACCCGCTGTTGAATCTGTAATATCACCATAATCGGGATCAGCAATAAAACTTAACATCTCCTGATATACAGTCTTACCAAAGCCCCAAAACTTGACGCCCTCATACTCTTGACCTCGAACTACAACAGGAGCAAAGGTTCTCATTTTAGGTTCAAGTTTCTTACCCTGAATCCAATCGTCGCGATCGCCGGTTGACTTTAATTTACTTGCAAATTCATTAATCGGATCTGGTCGTCCAAATGAAACTGGGGAAATATATGTTCTATTATCCCCCAACGTATAATGAAAATATAACTCAATAAATGGATTATCCTTATTAAACTTATAAGGGACAATCCTAATTTGAGTTTTTCCTGGTTGTGGTTTCCAAAATGAATTTGCAGTTGATGATGTTTTCTGCAACTCGGTAAGTCGTTGTC